GTCAGTAACCCGTTCATGCCGCTTGGTGCCGGTAATGCACGCGGAAGATGCGGTTCTGCTTATGCTCAGTATCAAGAGCTTGGTACTGATTACATCGAAGACCTGACCGACGACGCAGGCGTTTCTGTTACCGATGATGACGGCTTTATCATTAGCTTTGAGGAATAATCATGGTTGACCTGACAAAAAAGCGCAACGTAAAGAACTATCCAGAGCGGGCGCTATCCTCAACAGACTCCGCGATTGTTTATAATCCTGATGCGGCTGAAGGAAATAGGATGGCCCGGGTTCCGTTGCGGGACTCAATCATATCGCTTGAACAAGAAGCCTATGATGATATTGCAGAGCTACAGTCTGAAATGGATTCGGCAGAGTCTGGGTTGGCAGCTGCTCAAGCTGATGTGGCAGCTGCTCAATCAGACATAATCACGCTTAACAGCAAGACTTTCGAGTATTTATCAGTAGTCAAAACAGCTGACGACCTATCCGGCACCCTATCAAGCAATGTTGTATATGCGGTGGATGGAGTTATTGACCTTACTGGCACTGGTGTATCAATCGAAGTTCCCTCTGGCGGCTTAAGCATTATCGGCTTATCTCTGGATAACTTCGGGCTGGTCTGTAACGACGACAGTTATACAATGTTCACCTCACCAGTCGGCGGCTCTGGAAACGTCTTTCTTCAGGATTTATATGTAACCACGGACGGTTCTGGGTCGCAGGTTTTCGACCTTGTTTCGGTGGATGGCAACAGTGCAGTTGAATTTAATAAGGTTAATTTTGTTGGGTGTACAAGCCGAGGTGAAATAGACGGGTATCGACAGGGGCTTGAGGTTGGCTGCGGTATGTTTGGTGGTACTCCATCACTAACGCTTACTAATGCATGGTCTGGCGGCTATCGTATCAGTACTACTAATGTATTCGGAATTAGCGACGCAATGACCGACCCGCTTTTTAAGGCTGGGCCTGGCTTCTCAATGCAGAATAGATTCTTCTCTGATGTAAATGCAAATTTAGGCTCTACAGCGGCATTTTTTGATTTCACGCCAGCCATGTTCCCTAATGACAATACGGTGCAGCTTAACGGCGCTCAGCTTCAAAGGAATGGCGTTTTTGATACATCTGATACCACTATCATCCCTAACATGGATCAGACAGACCTGTGTTCAAAGTGGGAGGGCTGTGTGGGTATTCGCAACACATCGCAAGGCGGTAAGATTTCTGTATCATCTAGCTCTGCCACTTCGATAGCTTCTGCTGGTACTTTTTACGACTTGGCTGGTACATGGACAGCGAGCGACCTAGACCACTTTAGCTCTCCGGCAAACGGTCAGATAAGGCATGACACATCAAGCCCACAGGAATACTCTGCAAACTACAGTATTGACTTGATCGGCGGTAGCGGTGATGAGGTGGCTATAAAGCTGGTCAAATGGGATGAGTCTGCATCTTCTTTTGTTGATGTTGCCTCCCAGACTCAGATTATAGAAAATAGAATTTTAACGGATGACCGTGTGTCATTTGTTAATGTCGTCCCGGTTGATTTGGATGACGGTGATTACCTAAAGCTGCAAGTGGCAAACTTATCTGACACAACAAATGTTACTGCTGACACTGAATCATTCCTGTTTCTGAGTAAACGATAATGCAAGAAATTCCACTAAACGGCTTCTACGAATCAACTACGCCAAAGAACAGCAACAGACGCTGTGTGAACCTGATTCCGATTAACGAGCCTCAAGGTTCGCTATCAACCAATATGCTTGAATGCCCGTCTGGCATTGTTGGCCCTATTGAGGATGCTGGTTCTGTAGCAGGATATGCAGGAGGAGATATTACTTCTCAGGTGTTCGAGTATACAAATAACGCATTTGGAAGGAATGTTGTATTTTGCCAAGGAAATGTTCTATTTGCCACTGATGGTGATGAACTTAGCATAGTGCAAATACCAGATTTTGGCGGGGTTACGCCGAATATGTCTTATTGCCGGTTTGCATCATCAAGCGATACCTTGGTTGCCGTTGGTGGCGGTGGTCTTACAAGTAGCGGATGTGCAGCCGAGATAAATAGAGGGCTGGGTGCGACAACAATAGACCTGAATTCTATTTTTGGGGTTTCTCCTCATCCAATCAGGGATGTAGCCTTTCTTGGTGGTAGGTTTATATATATGAGCCTTGGGTATCAGGGTACTCACGCATTTCGTTGCTACTACACAGACATCGGGTCTGCCACTCCAGATGTGACAAATTTCTTTCAGCCTGATGTTGGCTCTACCGAATTTAGGGGCGTTCACGTATTAAACGGCTCGCTGTGGCTGTTTGATGATGAGAACGCTTTTTTGTTTTCTTTAACGTCATCGACAACTACGCCGTTTCAGTGGCAAAGAAATGCAACTATAAGGGTTGGCCTTCTTTCTGCCAATGCGAAAACGGAGGCTATTGGAACTCTGTTCTTTATCGGGAAGCGCCCCGGAGGCGGCTATCGTCCTTTTGCATTCTCTGGTGGCTCGGCTGTTGAGATTGGAACGCCAGCGATTAACTACGCAATAAACAATGATGTTGGGCAGCCTTCCAGTTTTGTAGACCTTGGTGATGTGGTTTTTAGCTACTCAGACAAGGGGCGCGAGATGATTGTGTTTCGCACCAGTAATCACTGCTTTGTTTATAATGCAACAGATAAGCGCTGGTTCGAGCGAGAGAATCCAGGTGGTGAAAACTGGGAGGTAATTGGAGCAGGCAGGGCTGCTGGAGATGAAACTGTCTTTATTGGTGAGTCTGTAAGTGTTGTCGCTGGCGTTTCAATTGCTGTTAGAGGTGGAATTCTTGACCCAGATACAGGGACTGAGATTGGCGATCAGGTGGAACGGTATGTGGTATCGGCGCCGTTCAATGCAAATAATCAGACTATTCGATTGTCAGAGGTGGAGCCGATTATCGACTCTGTTGACTCGCAAAGTGCAGATGTGACAATGAGTTTGTCCACTGACTACGGCGCTACTTTCGGAACTGAACGAACAATCACCAAAACGGTTAATAATGCACGCTCCCGCTTTATGAGTTGGGGAGCTATCAGACAAGCTGCTGTATTTAAAATCAAAGTAGCCTCTGACTACCCGGTCAAGATTGTTAAACTACTAGCGAGAATGAAGGCGGGCACGCGATGATTCCAGGATACTCAGAATTAAATGAAGCGACTTTTGAAGAGCTAACCATAAACCATCAATTGCTGGCATGGTTTGCTGATGTCCAGCGTCAGTTGATTTCTTCAAGTGTTGAGCTTAACGGTATCGGATGCACCAGGATAGTCTGGAATGATACAGGCTCCAGCATCCTAGAGCTTCAGGAAGTTGAGGCTTCAGACGGACTAACCCTTGCTTACTTCGATAACTTCGGTGTGCTTCAGAGGTCTGGTGTAGTTTTAGAAGGTACATGGATAGCTTCGTCAGGTGGTTCAAGTGCCGGCGATGCCAGAGAGATGACGAGGATCTCATAATGTACTCAATTAGAGTTATATCGGCATGTGATGCGCTAGAGCTAATGTCAGACCCTGAATTGTTCTCTCGCATAGGCAACGACAAATGCACAAACCCTAAAACGTCAATAACCTTTGACGACTCAGATGTGATATACGGTTGCTTCAATAACGGAGAGCTTTGCGGGGTTGTGACCTACGAGCCTGAAAGCTCTGTTACGGTGAGCGTTCACTGCAATTTCATAGAGTCAAAGCGAAAGCATGCACATAGTCTGGTTAAGCTGACTGCTAGAGCCTTATTCAGGGAGTATCCAACCGTATCAAAGGTTAATGCCTGCGTACCTGTATGCTATCCGGATGTTATTGGTTTCTGCCGCAAGTTCGGCTTGGTGGATGAGGGTATTGATAGAAAATCAATCCTCAAAGGTGGTAAACTTATAGACAGAATGCGCCTTGGTGCGACGAGAGACGAAATAGAGAGGTTATTGTAATGGGAAAGGCTAGCGATGCACTTTCGAACCTAGACCCGACATCCGACGACAATGTATGGTCAGATATTGACCCTACCACAGGCGGTGGAGCGCTTAACCTTATCGGTGCCCCTGTAACGCTCCCTATCAACGCCATCTCGGGCGGTAATGTTGGTGGAAGTGTTTCTGATTCGCTCGCTCAACTTGATGACCAGATTTCAGGAAGGGCACAGCAGGATGCGCTTGATGATGCGGCAGAAGAGGCTGCGGCCAAGCAACAGGAAATAACTGACCTGTATGCTGAGCAGTATCAGGGTTTTTTAGAAATGACTGCGCCTTATCGGAAGGCTGGTGAGTCATTCTTGCCTGAATTTCAGAACTTAATATCTGGTGCTGGTAGGGAAGAATTCATGCAGGATGCCCTTGATAGCCAAGAATTTCAAAACATTGCAGGTGCTGCAACAGACCAGCTCGTTTCTAACTCAGCCGCTTTGGGTAATCGCTTATCGTCTGGTATTCAGCGTGATGTGTTAAGCAACACGGGCCAGCTTGCCACTAACTATGCCAACCAGGCATATCAAAACCGGCTTAATGAGCTGGGGCAGGGTGTGAATCTCGGTTTGGGTGCAATGGGTACTCAGCTACAAGGACTCCAGAATACTACCGCTGGCCAGGCTGGGGCATTGAACAATATCGCGAATATAAACCTACAAGCGGCCAATGCGGCGGCTATGCAGCCTAACCTGCTTGGCGGTCTTCTTGGCGCTGGTGCTGGTGCTTTATTTGGCGGCCCCGCTGGTGCCAATATAGGCTACAACATTGGGAGTAACGTCTAATGGCTGGCAATATGTTTAGCGGATTCATTCAATCTGGTCAGAATCGCTCTGATGCTATCGGTCAGGGTATTGGCGCGCTTGCTCAAGGCTATCAGGACAAGAAGGCCGCCGAAGCTACTACTCAGAAGCAGCAACAGGCCATGCAGCTACTAGACCAAGCTTCACAGCTATCTGACACTGACCCACAGGAGTCACAGCAGGCGTTCATGCAAGCAATTCAGATTGCTCCTGATTTTGTATCTCAAGTCACTGGAATGATGAAACAGCGACGCGAGGCGCAAGGCAAGGTATCAAGCCTCAGCCAGCAAGAATTTGAGCAGCTAACCGCTGGAATGACGCCTGAAGAAAAAGAGCAGGCACGCCGCATTAAGCTTGGCTTGGCTCCGAGGGCTGTAGGTTCTAGCGCGATGACAATATCAGATACAGGCAAAGCTGGGGAAGTTGCCGAATCTGAATCAATTATAGCTGGGGCCAAAGCTCAAGCTGCCGAAGAAGGTAAGTCTAGAGGCATTGCTGCCACTTCTGATATCGTAGGCAAGGCCAAGGCCGATATTGCACGAGCGGTTAAAGCTGCTGAGGTGCAAGGTAAGAGCGCGGGCGAAAGCATGACGCAGCTAGATTCAGCAAAGGCGGCGCTCCCAAGTCTGATTAGGGTTGTTGATTCCCTGAAAACTCTTGCTCCGGTGGCTACCAGTACTTATTCGGGCAAGGCTTTTGACTTCTTAGCTAAAGAGGCTGGATTTGGAGCGACAAAAGGTGCTGAGGCTAGGGCTAAGTTTATTGCTATTATTGACAACCAAGTTTTACCACTACTAAAGCAAACCTTTGGCGCTGCATTTACAGCGGCCGAGGGTGAAGCCCTGAAGAAAACAATGGGTGACCCAGACGCCAGCGCAGAAGCTAAAATAGCTCAGCTAAACGCATTTATTGAAAACAAAATCAGAGAGATTGAAGTCAAAGAACGCGAACTTGGTGCTGAAAGTAAGCCACAAGAGCAGCAATCAGAAACTGTTATTTCATGGGATAGCATGTAATGAGAGTGCAGCTACCGAACGGAACGATTATTGAAGGTGTTCCAGAGGGCACCACTAAAGATCAGATAATGCAGAAGGCTATATCTGCCGGGTTATCTACTGCTGAAGACTTCGGTGTGCAACCCTCAAGCGAGACGCCGGCTAAGGGTAGTCTGACTCCTGAACAGTTTGCCGACATATACGGAGACCAGCCCGACATTGATGGCCTTATCGCTCCGTCTCAGCCTAAGCCTGAAGCTAGCATTGGCGAAAAGGCGGTAGGTGTTGGCGAAGCCGCATTGACGACCGCCACGGCTGCTACAGGCGGAACCCTAGGGCAAATGTTTGGGTTTCTTCGTGGTCTCTCTGATGAAATAAAGTCTGGAGAGTTCGGAACCAATGAAGCTGCCGACAGAATAGAGAATTTTGCTGCCAAGATGGCGCAGGAATTCACCTACTCCCCGAAAACTGAAACTGGACAAGAATATGTTCAGGCTATCGGCGAGGCTGGCGAATCCTTGGCGCCGCTGGCCGGTCTTGGTGGTGAGCTGGCCATGATTGGTCAGGTTGCAAAGAAAGCAGCAGCCCCAAAGGCGACAGATGTAGCCATAAAGGCATCCGAAGCGGTCAAACCGGTCAAGGATGTTGCCCAGGCTGTATTCCAATATCAAACACCTGCTAAGCGCAAAATAGCGGAGCTTTTAGAGCAATATGATTCTGATGTTACTACTGCTAATTATCGTCTTTCAGCGCCCAGTGATCCAGGTTCTCCTAAATCTGGCATTATGCGTGCCTTGGGTGCTGGTAGTGCAAGGGTTGAGAAAGACCCGGTTTCTATTGAAGCAATAAAGCAAGGGTACGATAAAGGTATCGTATCAATGATTAAGGGTTCCGCCCCTTCTGACAAAAACGCAATGCGCCAAATGCTCGATATTTACGAAAAAGGCCAGAGCGATGCTTTGTTTAGAGCTAAAAACAGACCAGCTCAAGTTGTTGGGCAGCGGCTGGTTGATTCTATATCTGAGATTCGGAAAGCTAACAGGAAGGCGGGCGCCGATATAGACAAGGCGGCAAATGGCCTGAAGGGTAAAGCGGTTGATTCTCAACCTATCGGGGTTCGGTTTATAGATGACCTTGAGTCAATGGGTATTAATGTTGACGACAACCTAAAGCTGAACTTTAAAGGTTCTGACATTGAAGGTGTGCCACCTGCTGAGCGTGTCATTTCTACTGTATTCAATGGAATGACTGGCCCTAAAATACCAGACGCCTACGAGCTACACAGACTGAAACGCTTTATTGATGAGCAAGTATCATACGGCAAAGCCGGTGAAGGCTTAACTGGTCGCGCTGAGCGAGCATTAAAGACTTTGCGTAGAGATATAGATTCGACGCTAGATAATAAGTTTGCTGATTATGATTCTGCCAACACTATTTATAGTGACACCATCGGCGTACTTGATGAGGTTCAGACCGTCGCTGGTAAGCGCGTTGATTTATCCGGCCCCAACGCAGCCGAGCAGCTAGGTACGTTAATGCGCAGAGTGCTGAGTAACGCGCAATCAAGAGCTTCGGTAATGGATATGGCAATGGCGGTTGATGAGACTGCCAGGAAATACCCATCAAAACTGATGATTGAAGGTAAGACTAAAGGTCGGCGTCCTGAGATAACGACATTGGTATTGTTCTCTGACGAGCTGGACAGAAGATTTAAACCTGTCGCTTCAACTTCGTTTCAAGGGCAAATTGAACAAGTTGCAGACCGGGGTCGAAGTATTGCTCAGTCTCAATCACCAACGATGGCAGTTATTGATGAGGCTGTTAGGTTTGGGGCTAGGGGCGTGGACAAAGCCAGAGGCCGAAACGACGAAAAGGCATACCAGATAATGAAAGACTTATTGAGTGAGGAACGGTAATGGTTGATCTTACTAAGAAAAAGCACGTTAGCGAGTACGCAACAGACAAGCTTGAGGACGGCGATAAAGTTATCGCATACCGCTCAACCAACGCCGTTGGCGATAAAGTGTTCCGAGGCGACATTGTTGAAGGTACAGCCGCTTCTATCTCTGATGGAACCAGTACCGACTTAAAGATGTATTCTGATAAAGCCCTAAAAGACTCACTCAATACCGGCGCTATTCCTATCGGTACAGCCGCAGAAATCGAAACAGGCACAGATACAACCGCAAAGCTTTACGCGCCGGATCAGCTTAATTCGGCTATTGATAGCCTGATTGAAACCGCTGTTCCTGATGGTACAGAGGCTCAGATAATCGCTGGCACGGACACTACAGAGCGCAAGTACACCCCGGCTGACATTAACGGCGCTGTAAAAGACATTGCTGGTGCTCAGTACACTGGACGCACTGCCATGAAAGCTATCACCGGCCTAGCCGCTGGCGATGTCGTCTATCTAAGCGAAGGTGGCCGCTCTGGTACGTTTGAATACCTAGTTGGCGACTACAGCGCAGAAGTGGCGGCGGATACGCTAGAGGGCGTTTTCGTTGCGCTGGATAGTGATTCAGATGGTAGTGAGGGGGTGTTGAAGCGAGTATTCAGTGGTGATATTGATGCCGAGTGGTTTGGTTACTCCGTAGGCACTGCAATATCGGACGCTGTGAACGCGGCCATAAGTCTTGGTTTCTTTATCGGAAAAAACACTATTAATGTCCCTCAAACGGCGGGAGAATGTTTCGTAGATAAGGACATCATATTTAAGCAAGCAACTAAATTAGTATCCACTGGTTTTAGTAAGCTTTTTGTTGCTACTACAGGTGAGGGTGCGGTATGGGTTCGCAATACAGCCGGTGTCGGGATTGTCATTGATGGAGCGGCTTATGGTGAGCGACTCAGATTTAACTCAATGAACGGAATAAGCTTTAATGGTGGAGGTCTGTCGGGAGACCTGCTTAAGCTCAAGAAGACGCAAAACTTCCACATGAAGGATGTCCAGTTATTCGGGTCTCTTGGGCGAACCGTGCTTATTCAGGATATGTATGACTCGTGGTTTGATGATTCTTACTTTCAGACATCAGGCACAGCGGGGAGCGTAGCGTCCTTTGAGATTGATGATAGCGCCGGATCACCGATTTCGCACAATAACAACATTAGATTTCGAGGCTGCACGTGGGAGGCAAACAACGGTCAGCCGATTTACATCTGGGGGGCCGGAACTGGCGCTGGTAACACTCAGATTACGTTTGACAGTAAATGCAAATGTGAAAACGTGAGTGTTAATGACTATCAAATGAAAATTGTTGATGCTGGAGCGATTGACTTTCAAGGGATGTTGATTGTTAGCTCTGGTACATCAGGCAGTATCGGCGGGCAGGTGTATATCGAAAACTGTAGAAATATCCGTGGCTCACTCGATGTGGCACACAACTCGGGCGGTGCCACGTTAGTTTCTGTTGTCAAGTTGAATGGGTATTCACGCTGTGATTTGGAACTATTTCCCGCAGAGGCAAATGTGATTGATGGCCTCAGTGGGGATTACATCTTTGACAACTCGACAGGATCTTATGATTCAAGAAGCAGCTTCTCTTCTATGTACATGGGGTCTAAGGAATTAATAACGAACAATACAACAATCAATCAATTCCAGCCGGTTGGGATTGATGTTCCGTCCGCAGCAGGTTGAGATTGCGGAGGAACGGCGGCACAGACTCTAATACGGCAATACATATTGACGGTGATAGTAATGGAGGTTTGTACGCTGGCAAAAATTCGTCTGGAGAGTTTGTTGTATCCACCACTAGCGACCTCGACGGATCGGCGATTTTAAAAGTGGAAAGGGACGGTACTATAGTGTACACAAAAACACCTTCATTGACTGTCGGGTCGGCGGGCGGTGCAGCGGCATTGCCAGCAACCCCAAGTGGCTACCTGACCATCAATGTGAGTGGCACTGATTTTTTAGTGCCATACTACAACGCATAACTATGTAAAAGCCTATTTTATAGAGGCTCAGGACTACCATGTACAAATGCAAACACTTTGACATCGAAGAGCTAGTACCACCCGAGCTGTTCGTCATGCTGCACGAAGATGCGCTTTGGCGTATGTTCAACCCTGACGTATTAAAAGCCGCAGACTGGCTTAGAGAGCGTTACGGGCCTGCTACAGTGAACGATTGGAAGTGGGGCGGCAACTTCACCCAATCAGGCATTAGAACGACTGACTCAGAGTATTATTCGCCTACGTCTCAGCACTCTATCGGCTGTGCTCTTGATATGAAGTTTAAGAATAAAACTGCGCAAGAGATACGCGACGACTTGGCCGAGTACCAGGCGCAGGGCAATGATGTTCCTTATTTCACGCGAGTAGAGAACAAAGTCAGTTGGCTTCATATTGACACGAAGCCAACCGGCCTTGACCACTTGTATTTCTTCAATCCGAAGCGCGGTTAATCTTACGAATCCGGCGGCGCTGAGACTTGCTTTGGCTGGTCAGGTGCCACTGGCTGCAGCAATCGCACTCATACGCTGACAACTTAACCTTCGATGGTCGTATCTTGCCTGAAGTCGTTATCTTGATATGACTCAGCGCGGTACGCCGGTCAGGGAATGCCATCTTGTTCGGGTGCCTTTCGCAGCTCATAGCAGCCCCCGCACTTTTCGCCAGAACCAGGATGTATCGGAGGCGTAGTACGAGTGGCCCCCGCCGCGTACTGCCTTGTACATTAGGTCTGCTTTCCAGTGCGGGACGTCAGACTTACTCAGCAGGTAGTAGAAAATCACATCATTCAGAACGCGCCGTGAGCGGTTTTCATAGCCCAGGTCATGGAACATGCTTGATACTCTGAATTTATGCGCTGTTGGCTTTCCTATGAGCCACTGGAACCGCTTAGGAATGCTTGCGCCGTCCCACTCGTAACCATTACGAAGATGGTATTCAACCTCGTGGCATGTGACGTTGTTGCCGCGGGTTTCCTCGACGTAGAACTTAACTACCTTGTCCGGGCCGTTATATCTCAGCCCAGCCTTAAACCCGACAATCCACTGCTTAACCTGTTTTATCGGGTAGCTCTCGTATACCCGGTACTTACTGCCGTCATGGCCGTTTATAATCATTGCATAATCTTCCCTATTGCTTTGGTTGTGACTTCTTCAGCCGTGATTCGTGTTTTACTTCGCTCATTTGATCAACTCCGGGTTTTGGTGAATGTGTTTCCATTTTCGACTGTTACAACTCCGACACATTGGCTGAATATTGCTTATGTAGTCTGATCCGCCTTCTGATAATGGCATTATATGGTCTTTGGTTAGTGAAACATCTGATCGGCCGCACCCAACGCAACAATTGCCACAAAATCCCTTAAGCGCGTTCCACTCTTCTAACGTATGTGATCCTTCTGCTCCTCGTTCTCTTGCATATCGCCTTGCTTTTAAGTGTGCCATCCTTTCTGGGTTTTTAGCCTTCCATCTTCTATGGGATTCAGTTTGTGACACGCCTCCTCGCCACGTATTTTGTTGTGATGGCTCCCATGATTTTCGATTTTCTGCATAACAGGCCATTGAGCAAAAATGTCTCTTTTTTCTATCAAAGTGACTTTTTCTTTCACTGTTCAAAGTTCCGCAATTATCACATAGGTATGCAATCACAAACTGACCCTTTCGAACCTCAGTTACTGAGCAAATTACTGTTTTCATGAATATTTCCAATAACCTTAAAGTTAACGCAGTATTCAACGAGCCAGCATCCAAAGCAAATCCCACGCGGTGATATTGTGGCCTCACCCATTGTGCGCATTGCCGTCGGTCTGTTTTCTGCTGATACGACATTGAAGCTCAGAACATCCCCCTCGTAAATCTCCGTGCCGTCACAGTCTTTCAGGCCGGTGTATTGACCCACCGTCTCAGGCTTAACATACTGCTTTCTGATTACGTTAAACCAGCCACCATTACCAAATGCTGACTCAACTATCCAGGTCTTTGTATGGCAATGCTGCATGTGCTTGATGAATTTATCAGTAACAACTAAAGAGCCGGTTATCATTTCACCCTTTATTGTCATACCGCGAAACTTAATGTCTCTCATCACTCATCTCCTTTAGGTAGCTCTACGCGCTCGCCAATGTAATCAAACCAATCAGCTTTATAGGGAAACTCGTTGCCAGGCAAGTAATACTCTTGGTCTTTCGGATAGTGCTTCGCAACGTGCCACCCGGTATTGTTACGGACATAAACGTAGTAGGGCATCATATCCATTAGCACACTCCGTAATTAAGACAATCTTGGTAGGCCAGCTCGCTGGATATAACGAGCACGACAACGAGTAGAACGAACAGCGATAGTTTGTAAGAAGTCATTAGTTTGTCTCCTTAAAAATCCGCACAATCGCGTCGTATAGCGGGCTTTCTTCGTTTTCGCACACACCCTTCAGGTACTTCACTAACGCCCCGTCCATTGCATCTAGGTCGTCATCTGTGGCGTTGTCGTGAAACACGGCCATAAGCGCCTCTGGGTCGTCGTATAGCATTGCAGACACCGCATGTTCAGCATCTGCCAGCCGTTGTGCTTCCTTGCGCTCAGCCGCCTCTTCAGCGTCAATTGCGTCAAGTCTGCGTTTCTCTACCATCTCGTCATAGCTCATGTTGTTGCCCTCTCGTTAATTTGTAGATTCACTATACCGCCTCAAAAATAAACTTGTAGGACACAACGCGCCAATGTGCTAGATTACTTTCATCCCCTGGCCACCCGGCCACCTGCTCAAATGAGCGCGCCCCTTAGTTGGGGCTTTTTTATGCCTGAAAGTTGGCCCATTCTGTCCTACCATATGTCGGGCCTGCTGGCTAATATGTGCTCATCAACTAACAACGGTGGGAGAATCCTTATGAGTGATAACAAACCCAAGCGCCACACTTTAAAAGCCACAGAGCTGCGCACAATGAAAGAATGTGAGGGGTTAGGCGTTCAGGCCATGATGGAGCGGATGCCGTGGATGACCGAGATGCAAATCAGGCAGCACGCAAAGCGTCACGGAGTATCAGTTGTTAATAGGAGCAAGCCATACGGAGCAAAATACTCTGATGATGAAATAGCGGCTATCTGCGAGCTTAAAAGCACGGGCCTGGCGTGGGCTGAAATAGCTACAGCGTATAACACCACTGTTACCAGCATTAAGAGCTGCGTAAAACGACGCTTAAGAAAGGGGGCGGCATGATCACAGGCGGCTTTGGCTACACTTACGACATTGAAAGCGGACTATTGCGCCGCTGGTTTATTGACAGAGACGGCGTTAAACGCTGGGTACACAATAAGGAGCAAGTGAAATGAAAAAGAAACAAACACTACAAGACGCAGTTTATGAAGCGCAACGCTTTATTGAGCGGGCGGAAAAGATTCTTGATGCTAAGGAGGATTACTGGATGCACAACAACGCCGCAGACTGTGGCGCACTTAACCGTCAGAGCATGGAGCTAACCCGCGCACTGGCTAAATACCGCAAAACGGATGCTTACGAATGAAAATCGCAATATACATGGAGGTTTGCTAAACTAGTCACATAGCAAGGCGTGGAACCCAAGCTATAAGTAAGACCGTGGTGATATTGATATGGGCGAAAGGTAGGGCGAATCACCCGCTCTGTTCCACCCGAGTAGCCCACCTAATCAATGGTGAATCTATGTTACCTGTAAGCAATCCAGAAAGTCAGACAATGAGCAGTCGCGATATAGCCGCGCTTGTTGAATCCCGTCACTCTGATGTAATGCGAACTATTGAGCGCCTTATCTCAAACGAAACAATTTCAGGGTATGCGCCAACGGCGTACACCCATGAGCAGAACGGACAACAGTATCACGAGTACCTGATAGGCAAGCGCGATAGCTATGTCGTTGTTGCTCAGCTCTCCCCGAAGTTTACCGCCAGACTTGTTGACCGCTGGCAAGAATTGGAAGAGCAGGCAGCCCCGCAAATACCGCAAACATACTCAGAGGCACTACAACTAGCAGCGGATCAGGCAAAGCTAATCGAAGAGCAGCGGCCAAAGGTTGAGTTTGTCGATAAGCTCGTGTCACGCGATACGCTAATGAATGCGACACAGGTTGCCCAGAAGCTAGGGTTAAGCGCTGTTAAACTCAACCGTATCCTGGATGAGCTGGGTGGCGTCTACTCGAAGTCAGTGAAGCGTTCCCGGACGTTCTGCCAGAGCTGGGTAGAAAAGGGTTATGGCGAACTAAAGCAAACGCAGGAAGGCTACCCGCAAGCCCTGTTCACGCCCGCTGGTGAGGTTCGCATCTTTGAGCTTCTAACCAGTGAAGGTATTATCTAACCCATTGCCCGCCTTCACTGGCGTGGTATAATCAATGTGCGGCTAGGATTAGACGGCCATCTAATCTGAAGCCTACGTCTCCGGGCGCGCCGCATACTTCTTCAGGAGACAACAATTAGGAGACATCGCTATGGCGAAGAAGAAAATCACGCCTAGAAACCGAACCATTGCGTTCATGAAAACCGACTTTTGTTGCTCTTATTGCGGAAGCAAGTTCAAAGATGACTTGTGGGATGCATGCCTTGACCATGTTATCCCAGAGTCAAGAGGCGGCTCCAATAAGCATGAAAACCTAATTCCGGCTTGCAGGTCATGCAATGCATCGAAATCAACAAAGACACTAGACGAATACAGGCTTGTTTGCTGGGCTAGGAATGAGTTTCCTGATGCAAACTTGACGCTGAATCAGATTCAAACCCTTCTAAATCTTGGCGCCCTTGTGTGTCAGACAGAATATACGTCACACGCTTTCTATTTCGAGGGCAATCAAAATGATTAATGAGAAAGAAAAGCCGTATAGCTTCTGGCCATCAGAGGCAGTTCAGCATGGCATTGAAAAAGCCGTAATTTTATACAACCTACGATTTTGGCTAACAGTAAACAAGGCAGCCGGTAAGGAGAAGCACTACCACGACGGCAAATGGTGGACATACAACACTGCAAAGGCTCTTGAGAACCTTATGCCGTTCTTTAATCGACGTTCAATATCAAGATGGCTGTCAGAGCTTGAGAAAGATGGAGTCCTGCTTTCTGGGATGTTCAATAAGGTCGCCTATGACCGTACAAAATGGTACACAATACCCGCTGAGTTCAGTGATGACGCCATTGGACAAAATGACCAAAGCATTGGACAGGATGACCAATCGAATGGCCAAGATGACCAATGGAATGGACAAAATGGCCAACCTATACCTGATTGTAATCCTGTTTCTAATCCTGTTGATAATCTTACCCCGCCTACCGGCTCCGCGTCTGGCGACGCTGTAGGTTGTCAGGATAATTCAGACGAAACCACCAGCACTGATAAACCAGAAACGGTTCCTCAGTCTAAAGAGCTGTTCGAGACTCAGACAAAACCAGAGGTCCCGCCTACTGACAAGACTATCAATATTCCGTTTGATGACTGGTGGAGAATTTACGGCAAAAAGATTGACCGTAAGAAGTGCGAGCGCAAGTGGAACAAGCTGAGCAACAAAACCCGGCTGGCCATCATGGAACATACACCCAAGTACGTCCGTGCGACCCCTGACGCTCAATACAGGAAGAACCCATCTACTTACCTTAACTCTGAAACCTGGAACGATGAGCAGCTTCCTACGCCGTCACAAGGTTGGCCCAATCCGTCCTACCCAACAAACCAGAACCAGACTACAGTTGACGTAGATGCAGCGATGGCACCGAAAGCGGTCAGAAGGCAGGAATCAACGCCGGAGCAGCTAAAGCGGAACCAGGAGCAGGCTGCTAACCTGTTGAACATTTTTAAAGGGGATTGATATGAAAGTTTTAGTGGCGTGTGAGTATTCGGGGCGCGTTCGTGATGCGTTTATCGCTAAAGGACATGATGCGGTCAGTGTTGACCTTTTACCGTCTGATGAGCCGGGGCCGCATATTCAGGGGGATGTTCTGCGGGTATTGGGTGATGGGTGGGACTTAATGATTGCTCACCCGCCCTGCACATACCTGACGTGTTCGGCAGAATGGGCGTACAAAGAGCGTCACGAGATAAACAAAAAACTATCGCCTGACAAACTTTACGGAGCAGAACGCAGAGCAGCCAGGGCTGAGGCATCTGATTTTTTTATGGCTTTGGCTAATGCGGACATCCCGCGAATAGCGATTGAAAACCCTATTGGCGTCATGTCATCCAGGTGGCGCAAGCCTGACCAGATTATTCAGCCGTATGAATACGGGGAAGACGCAAGCAAAAGCACTTGCCTTTGGCTTAAAGGGTTGCCGCCTTTAACACCAACCGAACGATTCCGTGGTCGTGTTGTTGAATGGCCGCGAGGAAGTGGAAAAATGGTCGAGCGGTTTAGCAATCAGACTGATAGCGGCCAGAGCAATCTGACGCCATCATCTGATCGCTGGAAAATCAGGAGTTACACCTACCAGGGGTGGGCTAACGCAATGGCAGAGCAGTGGGGATTGATATGAACGACCAATGCAAGCACTGCGCTTATCGCGGTGACATCGAAACGTGTAGAGCCGCTGAATGTTTTACACATGAAAGCTTGTACGCAATTCAACAGCAGCGCGAGCTAGACAAGGTGAAACAGCAGCGCGATGAGCTGTTAGCGGCAATTAAAGACCACAAGGCAAACCTTGGCCCAAACACCAATGACAAATCTTGCGGGCACGAGTTCTTCTGTGTTTGCTCAGAAGATAGGCTGGCGAAAGCAATCAAAAGCGCGGAGGGTGAATTATGAATATAGTAGACGAATTAAGAGCACAGGCCAATCAGGACCCGCTAGATGCGGATTTGACGATGTTTGATGTTGCTGCTTCTAAGATAGAAGAGCAGCAGGCGCACATTGCGCGCTTGCGGGAGACTCTATTGAATCTAGAGGAGGCAGCAGAATATGCAGCCGATGCACATGGGCTTGGGGTATACGCCGATTTGTGCGAACAAGCTGGCGCAGCGTGCCGAGTGCTTGATGAAACCCCGTCGCAGTCGCTGGAGGCGTTAAATTACCGGGTTATGCGCAAACCGTCCTATGGCCAGGGCGGGTAGTGTGGTTTTATAACCCCAAGCTAACCGGAAAGGAATGTAGAGATGATCAATAGCGAAGAACGGAAAGACAAGTCTGAGTTGAGCGCCTTGTTAGCAGTAAATGCTGATAAAACAGTGGGCGTGATAATTACGCAGTTTATGCTATTTATGCAGCAAGAAGGTATATGGCCTTGTCATCAGTTTATCGGTGACGATCCACAGCCATTAACGCCAGATGAAGCAATGAAATTAAAGCGTGAATACGTTGAATTACTGAAAGGCAGCTAACAGAGAGGACGCTGGCCGCAGGTCTCACGCATCCGCGTGTTATAACAAAAATAGGGGATTTTAATGCTATACAGCGAAGAGTCAGAGATTAGCGTGCTAGGCGCGCTGATGCTTGAAGATGTGGCTTTTGACAGGGTCACGGAGACAGGGCTACAGGCAAGCGATTTTTACGCGCATAAGCACCGGCTGGCGTTTGAAGCGATATGCCATTTAGCTGGGAGCGGTAAGCCTGTCGATGTTGTCACAGTCGCTGACAGGTTGACACTCAAAGAGCAGATACAGGACGCTGGCGGCGCTGCGTACTTGTCGCGAATGGTTGACCTCACGCCGTCCATTGACAACTGCGAAGCATACGCGGAACAGATAGTTGATTGTGCGCGGCGCAGGGCTATGCAGACGTTTTGCCTGAATAGCGTCGATATGATCAGAGATGGCGCTGAGACCGACGAGATAGAGGCGCATATAAACGACTCACTCAATGGCCTGGCGGACAGTGGCAAATCACAGACGCTATACACCACCGACGAATCAGCGAAAATGCTGCTAGAGCTTATCCAGAAGAGACAGGATGATGACTTCAGTAGCTACCCAACAGGGATAGACACGCTGGACGATATTTTAACCATTGAGGGCAATAGGCTGTACTTAATCGCTGGCCGCCCAGGTATGGGCAAGTCAACGCTGGCACTGAACATCGGAGAGCGTAATGCCAAGCGCGGCTGTGATGTGTACTTCCACAGTATGGAAATGCCAGCGCACGAGGTCACGGCCAGGATGTGCGCGTCAATGGGTAGCGTGAATCGAGAGCTGTTTAAGTACCCGAAAGATAAAAGGCTAGTTGATGAATGGTCAAAGCTGGCAGCGACGATGGACGGGCATATCAAAGGACTCCCGCTGAGTGTTGAGACGGCCACCGGACGAACGGCGTCTCAGATATGCAATCAGTTTAGAGCGTTCTGCCGGAAGTCGAAATCGTATCAAGAACGCGGAGAGGCGATGCTGATTGTTGACTATCTTGGTCTGGTCAAGCTACCAGGGGAATCCCGCGTAAAGTCGTTAGGTGAAGCCACAAAGATGTTTAAGCGGCTCTCAATGGAGTTGGGCGTTCCTGTAATCCTTTTACACCAATTGAATCGAGGTCTTGAGCAGAGACCAAACAAGCGCCCCGTCCCGTCAGACTTGCGCGATTCTGGCGAAATTGAGGAAGATGCCGACGCAGTTATATTCACATACAGGGATGAGGTTTATAACGAAGACAGCCCCGATAAAGGGATTGGTGAACTGATTGTCGCCAAATACCGTGACGGAGGCACTGGAACAGCTCGCTGCGCTGCTGATATGAAGTACAGCCGATTCACTAGCCTTAACACGCCATTCCAAAGCCAAAACTAGGCGCAAAGTGTCCTAGCGTGATGGTGCAGATTTGGTAATATTAACGAATAACCCGGCGTTTAACTGTGAACGCCAATGAATCATTTATAACGCATTGTTATGCGCTGGGAGGTTGGTAGTGAAAGCGAGGATTGAGAAGAAAGTCTGCAAGCGATTAGTTGAGGTGGCACCAAAGCTATTCAAAGATGCTTGGCAGGAGACGCAAGAAGAGCCTACAGAACTTGCATATGAACAAGGTAGCTGTGTTAGCGGTCTGCATTGTGTTGGAGGCGGTGTCGATTACTGGGGTGAAGGCGAGGATGCCTACACAACACTCGAATTCATGCAGAGTAACTACCACTGGTTCGGTAAGTTCCCAGAGTATCCAGAGGGGCACGAGTTTGCTCATTACCCAAATACAGAGGGTTTTAAACCGACGGTGCGGAACCTTATAAAACTTGCGCGGGAACATTGCGCATAACCCGGCGCTTAATTTTGAGCGCCAGCGAAATAAACTTACAGCGCATTGTTATGCGCAAGGCGGTAAAAATGAGAAAAGAAGAATGGGATAATCTGACAGACCAACAGAAATACGACGTGATACTTTCCGGAACATGGACAGTTCAGTCGCAAATGGGAATTGATGCAAAATCGAAAGTTGGCGATCCGAGTGCTGCATTCATAGCCTATGCTGCGTTTAGCGATGACGTGCAGCTTAGCGACTGGAAAGAAACGAAGCTGGAAGCGGTTGAAGAGGCTGTCTCTAACGTGAAAAGGTTGGCCGCATAACGCCGGAATCGCGCGCGAGGCACGAGTCGCGTGCATCCGTGTGTTATTGAGGTGAACATGAAACAATTTTTACAGTATCAAATAAAGTGCCTGATCCTGGGTATCGGGGTATCAGCTACGTTAACGGCGTGTATCGCTGCTATTGTGTTCGGTATACAGCTCATCGAGGCAGAAAAAACAGAGGGCCAGCGGTACGCTATGACGCTGGCTGAATACTACGAAAGCAAGGGGATTGAAGATGTCGGAATCGAAAAATAAGCTGACTATTGAACAACTGAAGTTTGCGCTGGAGATTGAGGCGGAAGACTTCAGATTTGTTGAGAGTAGATGGTATGTAGACTACTACAAAAATATATGTATCGAATCTGGTAAGTATGAGTTCTGGGACTACGGTTCATCCCGGTGGGTTTCTATGAATGGATTGCCTATCGACTGGAGTAGCGGAAAAGTATTTAGAATCAACTTCACCCCGCTAGACGATTACTACGCTGACAAAGACGCCGATATTCGTGCGCAGAATGCTGCTACGATTGAGGGTGGTGAGCAGCCGCTAGAGTGGCCGATTGGTGAGGAATTGATAGGTCGAAAGGTTCGGTTTGATGGGTACAAGACGAGATTGCATTCGCACTGGGGGTTTGAACCCGGCGAGGTTTACACAGTAGCTATTGATGCTCGTGGTTATATAGGCCCAGTAAATGGCCGTGGTGCGACGGCGGTTGAGAATTTCGACGGAGATTTTAACTTCACACTGATGCCAGAAGAAAAACAAGAATGGCCGGAAGAGCGTCAGGACGCTATAGGTCAAAACGGCAACGATGGCGAGCATTACGAAAAGCCAGAAACAACGCACGACGTCAGCCACCACAAACGCAAAGACGGCGCAGACCTGATTGATGAGTGGTGGGATAAGTACGAACCAGAAGTCGCCCGCGTTTTGATGTGGGAGATGGTGAACAAGTATCACAACCGTCTCGGGAAGAAAGACCCGGTGCATATCGAGGTCGCAAAGATGGCTGATTACATGGCGCGATGGTCTGAGAAGGAATTAGCACTAGCAAAGTAAACTAGGCGCGTTATGTCCTACCAAAAAGCCCCAGCTTAGCTATAGTGGGGCTACCAACACAGGGGATTGAAGATGAACGAAGTAACAACAGTTTCTCCGCAGGCATTGATGGAAAAAGCAATGCAGTCTGATGACATAGCGGTATTAGAACGAATCATTGACTTAAACGAGCGCATTGTAAGCCGTAACGCACAGTCTGAGTTTGTCGCGGCATTATCTCGTTTTCAGCGTGACTGCCCAGAAGTCAAAGCCCTAAAGCAAGGGCATAACTACAAGTACGCGCCGCTGCAAGACATTATTGCGCAGGTTAAGGCGCTGCTAGTCGAGTGCGGCCTGTCTTATCGTTTTGAGCAAAGCCAGGACGATAAGGAAATCACTGTAACCTGTTTGGTTACACATCTTTCAGGTCACTCTGAAGCTACTACGGTTTCAGCAATGCCAGACACCGCAGGTAGTAAAAACAGCGTTCAGGCTATTGGCTCGACGATTACTTACTTACGCCGGTATTCATTTACGGGCGCACTAGGTATTGTCACTGCCGATGTTGATTCCGATGCTCGCTTAGCTGGCCAGGCGACACAGGAATTTACCGACGCTCAGATGGTAATGGACATCGAAGCATTGATTGAAGACACCGGATCAGACCGTGAGAAAGTATTGCAATGGGTGAGTACTTCGGTAGGTGCTGAAATAACGGCATTCAACCAGCTATACAAGAAAGACGGCCAGAAGGTTATCAAACGTCTGAAAGATAAGGCGGCCAAGAATGTTTGAGTTAGATTTTGCGCAGGGTTCGCCTGAATGGTTACGCTCTCGCATTGGTATCGTATCAGCAAGCCGCTTTAAAGACGTTCTGACAGAGCCAAAATCCAAGGCTGATAAAGAGGCTGGGAATCTATCAACAACTGCCGAGACGTACTTGTATGAGCTTGTCAGTATGATTTTAACCGATGACGCTCCGAACTTCTCAAGTGCTGCTACTGATTGGGGGCACGAGAACGAACCACTGGCCAGGCTCGAGTACAGCATGATGACTGATAATAGCGTCGTAGAAGCTGCGATCTTCTTTCACGACAACCGAAAGGTCGGGGCAAGTCCTGATGGATTGGTTGATGATGACGGCATGATTGAGATCAAGTGCCCATTCAATACCGTAAACCACGTTCGCACTGTAGTTGCTGGCGATATGCCGAAGGAACACATGCCGCAGGTTCAAGGGAATTTATGGATCAATGGACGTGAATGGTGTGACTTTATCAGTTTTGACCCGCGTATCGACGGTAATGGGCGTTTGTTTATCAAACGAATATACCGCGATGAAACCTATATCAAAAACCTTGAGCGCCGCGTGATGGCGTTTACTCAAAAGCTAGACTCTGTATTGCTGGAATCGTTCGGCATTACATGGGAAGGCATTCAACCGCAGGAGGCCGATAATGGCTAGAAGTATCAACAAAGTGACACTCATCGGGACGCTTGGCCGTGACCCCGAATTGCAGTACATGCCGAACGGTAACGCCGTATCAAATATCTCTATCGCTACAGATGAGAGCTACAACGATAAGCAAACAGGCCAGAAGGTAGAACAGACCGAATGGCACCGGCTGACCGTATACGGGAAACTGGCTGAAATTTGCAATCAGTACCTGAGAAAGGGTTCGCGTGCCTACTTTGAAGGTAAACTGAAAACCCGCGAATGGGAGAAAGACGGCATTAAGCGATACACCACTGAGATTATAGTCAATGAAATGATGATGCTGGACTCAAAACAGGAAACCCAGCAACCACCGCAGGCACCGCAAGGATATGCGCAGCCTCAGCCACAGCACCCGCAACAACCGCCAATGCAGCAAGGCGGATACAATCAGCAGCAGCCGCGACCACCTCAACCGCAGCAAGGTGGTTTCCCTGGCGGCGATGTGCCGTTCTGATGTCTGACCTTCTAACCCGCGCTGAGAAGTTCGGCGCGATTAAACCAACGGAGTGCGCTTGTGACCACCAGCTTTCAGGCACGGGCGCAGTATCTTTTCAGTCAGTCGGCTTGCTCAGATGCGCAAACTGTTACGGCTGGCAGCTAATCAGGAAACCTATTGAATGACACCAACTCATAAAACCAAATACTCAGCAGGGGCAGACCTACACTGTGCTGAGACTGTAACAATCCAGCCCAACTGTCCGACACTGGTTAAAACGGGGGCTTACACTCCTGAATGGTTGCGCACGTCAGATATGGTCTATCTGCTTTGTATACGCTCATCTATTGCGCTCAACAAGAGTCTGATGTTAGCCAATGGCGTTGGCGTGATTGACTGTGATTACCCTGACGAAATCAAGGTGATGATGGTTCACTTTGAATCTGAGCCTGTAACGATTGAGGCCGGTGAACGAATAGCGCAGCTAGTACCTATGCGTTATCAGCAGGGAGTATTCCCGACTGAATCAACAGAGCGTAAAGGCGGCTTTGGTAGTACGAACGAAACGGTTGACGGCGTTTTTATCAAATCTGAAGACCTGTAACCTTTGCAATAAACAGTAAGCAAAGTGAGGCACGAACTGTACGCAGTCTGATTTGATTGCTTTGTTATATGGCAATGGGGAAATAAAGAATGACCACTAAATATGAAATGAGATATAAAACTGACGGCGCGCCTTGGGTTGTTTTTGATACTTATAAAACTAAGGACGATCCAGAGCTTTTAAGGCATTACAAAGTATACAGTAATCATAGGATAATCACAGAAGTGGAAGTTGTAGAAGTGAAAACGACCAGAAAGAGGATAGTCATATAACAAAGAGTTTGTACGCCGAAGGTCGCACAGAATGAAGTGTAATTGGCGCTAAGTGTCCTACCAGCCAAGGAAGGCACGGTATAGACTATAAAAAAATGAGGGAATGAAATGAATAACGTATTTGACTTTAACGCACTGCTAAAGAAAACAAACGAGCGAGACGACTTTCCTATGCCTGGATTAGAGCGCAGACATTTAGATGCAGCAATGAATCAGTGCAGTCGCGTTGACACGTTACTGGGCATGGCTTGCGATGACCTGGATCTGATGTCAGACATCATCGAAGTGGCTTTTGATTCAGGCAAGGAAAAGGCGCGCGAGTTTGATGCCGGAGTGGCTGAGCATATTAAGGCGAACCCGGAAGGCCGGATAGCGCAGGTGCTTAAAGCAGCGCTTCAGGATTATGTTTAACCCAGAGCAAAACGGAGAGGAAAGATGAGTGAAGCGAAGAAAGACGAGTCCGATTTGAGCTCCTTGTTATGTTGCCCAGAATGCGGAAGTGGTGACGTTAAAAAGTGCGTGATAAGTGTCAGGCCATACTGTAATGAGTGCAATTACTGGGGAGCTATCAACTTCAATGGAACAATGCAAGACGCTGTGGAAAAGTGGAACAGCCACCCAAACCACGCAACATAACAACAATAGACGCGGGCTACGTCCCGCGCTCTGAGGTGTTATCAAGGGGTGAAATATGAGCGACGCAAAAGAACAGCTTTCGATGTGCTGTCAGACGCTGTGCGATAAATCAGTCGTGGAGCAGTATATAGAAAGTCTAGAGCTGGAAATCAGAAACCAGCGTAGACAGATAGAGCTATTGCAGCTTGAGCTGAAGGCGCAGGACAAGCGAAACGGGGAGCTCTGGAATTGATCACAACAGAAAACGAATGGCGAATTGCACGCCGCGAGGGCTGGCACTTTGAGAAAGAGAAGAAAACGAGGGGTACTCCTGCGCGGACGTTTAAGACAAGTCTGGGCGCGTTGACCCTACAAGAAATCGAAGAGATGGCTGGTGTAGGTCGGACTAAAGCGCACTACTTGATGAAGCACATGAGCGCAGACCGGGTGATTAAGTACGGCAAAGCGTTGCGAGTGGATAAACAAGGTAATCTGATTGAGGGGTAGGGTATGAAAGAACTACAGAGTGCCGTAAGGCAATATCAGCACAATGACTGCTCTGGCTTGGTGATGGGATACGACAGGATAGAGACAGAACTCGTTGTATCCAATCTACTGCGCGAACGCAACGAGCTGGCCGCACAGGTGGAGAGGTTGCGTGGTGTTATTGAGCATTGTGTTTCGGCGGTTGAAGATACTCACTACGGATGGGAAGGCGATTGCGGAGTAATAAACAAAGTAAACGTTATAGCGGATTCTGTACTAGACGAAACGCCAGCCCAGTCGCTAGAGGCGGTTAAACGGGAGGCTGCAATATGCGCTCTTGAGGATTACGAGGCGGCACTGTCTAGCTTTGAAATGACAGTCCCGGAGTATATCAAGGCTAGACTGTCGTGAAACTCAACATGATAAAGCAGCCGGGTGGCGTACTATATTCGGCTGATGATATAGCCGCTGAGTACCTGACAAAGCTGAAGACCGGCGAGGTCTACCCGGTAGAGATTAAGCGCAGTCGCAACCCGCAATTTCACAGCAAGGTGTTTGCATTCTTTCAGTTTGCGTTCAGCTACTGGCGCGGAGAGTGCGAGTTTCAGGAAGAAGCGGCGCAGTTTGATTCGTTTAGGAAGCAGCTAACAGTACAGGCCGGATACTATAACCAGGTTTGGACGCTGGATGGGCTAGGGTTTACGCTTGAGGCTAAATCACTAAGCTTCGGAAATATGGATCAAGCCGAGTTCGAGGAGTTCTCTGTGGCAATGCAGAACGCAGCTATGAGGACTATTTTTCAAGGCGCTGATGATAGTGTGATTCAGGAGCTTATGGGCTTCTTTTGAGATAGGGGTGAATGATGAGCAAGCGTAGAAAGTTCTGAGAGCTAGTCGACGTCGATGGTGATGTTCGGGCTGTTATTGTCAGGCTGAACCCTGACGTCGAGGGTGCAGATAAGCGCCCATGTTTTGCTTGTGATGATTGCGACTGCGAGGAGTTCGATAACTTAATGACTGAAAACAGTGATTTTATTTATCACATCAGTGAATGCAGGATGAGCGATGAATGACAACAACACTACAGAAAGAGCGGCTGTTTGAGATTGCAAAGTACACACAGGCGCCAACACGTACACGCAAAGGCTTTAACGCAGACTGGCATAAAGCGATGGTAAAGCAGCTCATTGCGCTAGACCTAGTGACAGTTAAGTTTGGCAGTGTGGTACTGACTGATAAAGGGTGGCAGGAAATTGGCGAATAGCAAAAAGCGATGTAAGCACTGTAAAGGCTATTTTGACGCTGAATCAATGGTTGTGGTTCCCGCTGGAACCTTCTGTACAGCCGAACACGCTACGGAATGGGTAAAGACGGCTAATGGCAAGGCTAACGGCGAAAAGGTCAGGAAAGCGGCACACAGAGAGCAGTTAAAGAAGGTTAGACGGAACCCGCGAGCCGAGGCGCTGGTGATTGCTCAGGAGTTGGCCAGGATCTCACGCGCTGATGACAATGGCTTTTGCACCTGCGTGACCTGCGGCCATGTTGGTCGCTGGAATGACGGCTTCGATGGTGGGCACTATATAGCGAAGGGCAGTAGCTCGTATTGGATGTTAGACCCGCGCAACATCTGGCCGCAGTGTAAGCCCTGTAACGGCAACGGGATGAAGTTTGATGGCAGGGAGTCGCTCTATACTCTTTTTATGATCAGAGAGTTTGGGGAAGAGTTTGTGAAGCACATGCAGGACGTTAAGAAAACAACGATTAAGCGAACCGCTCAGGACTATGATGATTTCATCAAATCGGCAAAGGCTGAAGTTGCTAAACACAGAAAGCGAATTGGCGCATAGTGTCCTACACAAACAAAACTGATGCGGTATAGTTAAGACATGAAGTGAGCGGAAGGCTACTCCAGCGACAACTTCATACCGACCCGTCGCGGCGTAGTTTACGGCGGGGACTTTATGCCGGTTCCTGCTGCGGACAAAAGCAGGGCGCATTGATAGAGGTATGCTACCGCGCTGGACGTGGACCTTGGTTGCGGGTAGGTCAAGCAACCTGCCTCTTTCAATGCGCACCACCTGACGGCCCTGTCGTCGTGTTAGGTTTTTTACTTACTTACTTTTAACACGGTGCGCATTTTTAATTTAAGGGGGATTTATGAAAACATTTATAGTAAACATGCCAGTATCAGCGAATCTTTGTGCTCAGATAGAAGCTGAGACGGAAGAGGAAGCGATTAAGAAAATGACACAGTTAGATGTGCGTCTTGATGTCATTCCATATAACGACGACGACACTGAGGCGAAAAGCGCAGAGATTGAAGATTGGGAGATGTTTCCGGAAGGAGTCAGTCAAGGCAATATCGATTATTCTGTACTTCGTGAGGCTGAAGCTTACGAGATTTGAAGATCACCCACCGAAAGGAGGTGATGACTAAGCGCAGTTAGTCGAGCGCATTGCCTAAGCCGCTGGGAAGCGTGATAGGGCTCTAATACCACGCTTAGGGTGGGTGTAGCGACCGTCCCAATGAGTGAAACGAACGACTAGAGCTACTTGCTATCGTGATTTTGAGGATATTGAAATGAGAGACTTTATTGATTTTTTCTTGCCTGTGATTCTTTTAATAGTTGTTGTAATCGCGGGCGCTTTATTCGGGGAGAATTACTATGAAGAATATACATGCGGGAAATACGCAGACGTGACCGGGCGGGAAACTAAGTGGGTATTCATGCACGACTGCTACATCAACACTGGCGGCGACTGGCTGACGAAGGATGAGTATGTTGTTGTACTGGTTGCACGCGAAGGACTGCAATCACGCTAACGCCGCACACACGCAGCCGAGGAACGAGGTCTCGTGCTGGCGTGTGTTATTAGATGACGCTACAGTTGACCGTTGTGGCGCGAATCGTCATAATATCCAGGCACTTTGGCGGGTGCGAGTAGTTATAAGGTAGTCTCTGGCGTAGTTTAAAATCTCCCGCCAGAGTGTGCCGGGGATTACACTTATAGCTATTCGTTCCTTCCAGTGCCTTGGGTATCGGGCAAAACCAACGGGCACCAAGTCAAAACGCTGAGGCGCAGTACCAGAAGCCAACGCTCCAGAGTGTAAATCCGAAAGGAAGCATTCATACGGCATTAGTAGCCAGCCCTAACGGGTTCTAAGCCGTGTACAAGATGGGGAGTGGACAGACCTTAACCAGTAGTGGTCTGGGCATAAGCAGGTGGTAAGGTGGCTTTCCTGATTCGTCAGGCTGAGATAGGTTCCGGCAAGAACAGAAACTGTATCCTGATAAGTTTGGCTTTCTGGACTAACTGGCAATGACTTGGTGTAAATGGGATGGCGTTCTAAGTATAGGCCACCAACCCCATCTAATGACCCTTATTGCCTAAATTCCAGACAGTGGTAACATAGGGAAAACACAGGAGTTTGGGCATGAGCTATCGAGACAAGAAAGTAAGCGAAGCGTCACCGGAAGAGCTGTTGAAGGCTCTGATTGAGTGTTCTGGTGGTGTTGAGCAAGGGCCGGTAAAAGTCACCTACGCTAATACTGTTCGCGAGTGCCTTGTCGGTATTGGCGATGATGAGACAGCATCGGTATTCATTCATACCGAAGGTCTTGAAGAGCTTGATAAGATTGTTGCCGAGGGCTAAGCATGATTAAGTTCATACTGAAAGAGCTGTTACTTGATATTGTGATTCCGGTTGTCTTTAGGCTGGCGCGTAAAGCACTGGACGACGTGGAAGAAACCGCAACCCGCAAGGTTGGCCAGAACGTCCCTCTGGATGCCAATGACCTTGAGTCGGTACAAAGCAACGTAAAGCAGGCAAAAGACGCACTTGAGGCTGTACAGGGGCTTAAAGAGCGATTCAAGAAGGTGGAACGATGAACAACAAAGCGAAAGCAACAAGTTACAAGCCGAAGAAGCCGAAGAAGAAAGCCAAAAAGGTCGCGGGCGGTTTTGACTACAACATCACAAAGCGTCGGAAGGCATCATGATTTTGTTTTTTGCAGTAGTTGCTCTGGTTATATTTATATTCACCGCTAAGCGACTTGCTCTCGTGTCCTTTATAGCGTTTTTCATTGCGCAGTTTATATCAACTCGAAGTGTAGTGACGTTCAGCTATGAGGCTGCTGTAATCAGTATGATGATTCTGAACTTTTCAGTATTTTCGATTGCTGTGGCTGAGTATCGCAAGCACCATACAGACCTTTCACGCTATCTTATGTGGCTCTACCTTGGTTTTCTCGCCGTCACAGGCTCTTATGCCTTTGCCACCACCGCCACTCAGGGCTATATTTTGGTCGGAATGTCTATTGTGGAATTGACTCTGCTAGTGTCTATGGATGGGTGCCGAAGTGTCTGGACTGATTTTAGACTCACTGCTGATACTATTCGTAACGGGAGTTATCGTCAGCGCCGTCATACACACCGCGAAGGCTGAGTGTAATGGACGAAAGGTACCAAACGGCAAACGCAATGATTGTTCTCGGAATGGTCGGGACATGGATAATTGACAATCCGACTGAGTTCGTCACGATGGCAGTGGCGATTGGCGGTTTCGTTATTATGCTGGCGAAGTACCTGGAGGAAAGGGTTCAGCGTAATGAGAGGCACAATCTCGAAGTCAAGAAGACTAGGCTGGAGATAGAGAAATTGAAGAATCAGGACTAATCCTGGTTCATAGAGGCAACACGGCCTGCCCCTCTTGCCCTACATGGTTGTAGGATGCTACGGGCGGGTTTTTTATTGCTCACCTACCATTGTGCAGGCAGAGGTGGCCGTATCGCCCGGTCTACAATAGGCGACCATACCAAGTATGAAAAAACCCCTGTCTGACCGGTGAGTGATAGCACATAGCGCGCCATACCAAGATATATTCAAACGTGGCGCGAATTGGTGTATATTTAAGTAAGTTGTGGCTGATTTGTGGTTAATATGGCAGGTAATGACGGAAAGATAACCAAAGAGAACCGGGATCGAATGCCTGGTCGCGGTCGTAGTAATAAGTCTCTGATACTTGAGGCTTTGCGCAGGGAGTCGTTTGAGGATCTTACGGAGAACTCAAGCAACGAGGAATCAACCGTTGCTTTCTTTCGGCACATAATCCGACGCGCTCGCTCTGGTGAGGCTGATAAAGATTCTGGCATGTTGCTTAAGTGGCTGGGTGACAAAGGCTGGGCAAGTCTAAAGCCTGTTATGGGTGCGGTAGAGTTTGAATTCGATGCCCATGCCACTGAGTCGGAGCAGGCAAAGCAGATACTCAAGGCGGCCAGCGAGGGCCATATCACTCCTGATGTTGCGCAGATGTTTGTCAATATGATGACGGGCATGCTCAAGATTGAAGAGGTGACAGAGATTAAAGAGCGTCTAGATCGAATAGAGCAGATGATCGAAAACAATGGCTGATAATGTCCTAGCTTGATTTTTGGGCGCTGGATAGAATTAAAGCTCACATAAAGGGGGTTGGCATGGTAATACTTTGGCCGATGTACGGTGAGGCAGCAATGGCTGATTCTATTACTGTTATTGAATCTTGCGGTTATTTCATAACTCGAATCCGGAGGCGTCCGTTGGATGGTTATGAAAGAATAGAGGTTACGCGAAAGAAGTTTGGACGCGTAAAGAGTCTGCCTGATTTCTGTGAGGTTTTACAAGTTGCTTAAGCGTAGGCTGGATGATCTTGAGCTTAAGGTGTCGGCTATTTCTGGAGATTTAGGGCTTGGCGACCAATGGAAGGTTGATTGCCGCAATAACTTGATGGCCTTTACTGAGGTTATGTTCAAGGCGAGGAAGGGCGTCGATATGCGCCACAACTGGCACCAGCAAAAAATGGTTGATGCGCTTCATAAGGTAGTGAACGGTGAAACGTCCAGGCTTATAATCAATATCCCGCCCCGCTCAGGTAAGACAGAGCTGGCTGTCATTAACTTTATGGCATGGTGTATGGGTAGGTATCCAGACTCTGAGTTTATACATGCCTCATACTCTAAGCGCCTTGCAACTACAAACACATTTAGCACTAGGGCTGTGGTTGAGCATGAGAAGTTTGCAGAGATATTCGGCCCGCCTAAGCTTCGTAACGACTCAAACGCCAAGGATGAATGGAGGACAATCCAGGGCGGTATTGTTTACGCAACTGGTGCTGACGGAACCATTACGGGCTACGGCGCTGGAAAGATGCGCGAAGGGTTCGCTGGTGCAATTGTTATTGACGACCCGCATAAGGCTGGTGAGGCCAATTCGGATACGATGCGGTCTAATGTTATAGATTGGTTCCAAACGACAATGGAAAGCCGGAAGAACCGGCCTGATACCCCTATTATTGTGATCATGCAGCGACTCCATGAGAATGACCTGTCCGGCTGGTTGTTGGCTGGCGGTAATGGTGAAGAGTGGGAGCATTTAAACATACCTGCTGAAGTCGATGGTGAGTCATTCTGGCCGGAGCAATTCCCGATTGAAGACCTAAAGAGAAAGGAACGCTCAAACTCTTATGTTTACGCCGGTCAGTACTTGCAGCGCCCTGCCCCTATTGGTGGCGGAATATTCAAGGAGGGGTGGTGGAATTATTACGAAATGCTGCCAAAGATTGACTATAGGATAATTACCGCTGATACCGCACAGAAGACCAAGGAGCATAACGACTATTCTGTATTTCAGTGCTGGGGCGTTACCGAAAGCGGAGACGCTTACTTGATAGACATGATCAGGGGTAAATGGGAGGCTCCAGAGCTGTTAGTGAATGCCCGTGCGTTCTGGGAGAAGCATTTTACAACACCGGGAATGGGTGCGCTCCGGTCAATGAATATTGAGGACAAGGTAAGTGGTACTGGCTTGATTCAGACCTTGCAGCGAGAAGGGATAACAATTAAGGCGATTCAAAGGAATACAGACAAGATTACAAGGGCGCTTGACGTTGCCCCGGCTGTTGAATCTGGAAGGGTTTACCTACCTAAGCGTGCTAGCTATTTGTCAGACTTCATAAGGGAGCATTCTCAGTTCCCTAACTCAGCCCATGACGACTGCGTAGACCCTGCCATTGACGCCGTGTATAATTTAGTGGTAAGCCCTCCGTATAAGGCTAAAGAGACGCCGGTAGATGAGGTCTATGTCAATCCCGTGAACTATTGGTGATGAAATGAAGCCAGCTCAAGAAGCACTACAAGATTTCCGAAAGTCGTACTCAGCGGAGTATGACCTGCGTCAACAAGTCATAGCTGATTTGGAGTTCGCGCTCATCCCTGGTATGCAGTGGGCTGGCTCAGACGCTAAACAATGGGCTAACAAACCAAAGCCAGAAAACAACAAGCTCTTCAAAAACATCATGGCGATTAATGGCCGGTTTCAAGAGGCTGAATTTGGCGCGCGCATCTCAAGCGCAAGTGATGAAGCCACTGATGATGATGCGGAGACGCTACAAAAGCTCTGGCGTAATGACTTCAACGGTTCTGACGGCGCCGATGCTCTGAATAAAGCATTTGAAGAGGCAAGCTTTGGTGGATTCGGCGCGTTCAAGGTAGTTGCTCGTTACGAAGACGAGGGAGACCCGCAAGATGACCAGCAGTACCTATCGTTTGAAATGATCGGCTCCGCTGCATCTAGTGTGTTCTTTAACGCTGGCGCCCTGCGTCGTGATATGACGGACGCCGTTCAGGGCTGGCACTTACAGCGTGTTAATCGTGAGAAGACCGAGGAAGAGTACGGCGTTGATTTTAGTTCGTTTCCCGCTGGCACCATGACTAACGGTGACTTTTCTTGGATCTGTGGTGATGGTGGCCGCGATGTCTATATTGCCCACTACTATGAGCTGGTCAGTAAAACCATTGTCGAGTACTCAGTTTACGATGCTGAGGGCGGTTCTTTCCTAATCACCAAGGATGGCCGCAAGTACACAGGTCCGGATGGAGAGCGAATCGACAAGGCAGACGTTGACCTGATACTGGAGGTGAACGAATACGACGAAAAGCGCCGGAAGGTTAAGTTTGTCGAGTACGCTGTCATGTCAGGAGATGAGTATCTGACTAAGCCTGCTAAGTTGCCGTTTAAGAATATCCCGCTGATTCCAATGTACGGCTATCACCATGAAATAAACGGTATCGAGTTCTACTGCGGTGAAGTATGCCGCCAGCGTGATTCCCAGAGATTCCTGAATATGGGCTTTGGCGCACTGATGGAAATCCTGTCGGAACCGCAAGTGGCTAACCCTGAATACCTGCCAGAGCAGATGGAGCGACACGGACAGGCACGAGCTGAACAATCAGTAATAAACCGTCCTTTTCTTTTGAGTGACCCTGTACGAGACGAAAACGGAAATATCACACACGTTGGCCCCATTGGTCGGTACGAGCCACCAGAGGCGCGTTCTGGTCTTGTGACGAGCCTACAGTTCCTGTCTCAGAACATACAAGAGCAATCGGCTAACGGTCAGGCAACACTACCGAGCAATTCCAGCGCCTCAGCAATTCAGCAGGTGAATGAACGTACTGATGATGCGTTCTTGCCGTTGATGACCTCTGCGTCTAGCTCTATTCGCGTTGCATGCCGAACCTGGATACCAGTGGCTCAGCAGCTTTACTTCACCAATCCCCGCAAGCGTCGCGGCATGGAAGAGGACGGCAGTTACATTCAGGTCGAGACTATGGTTCCTTCTTATGACAATCAGCGCGGTGTCTACGGAATAACCAAAAACACGGCACGCGGACGCTATGATGTGTCAGTCAGACAAGGGGAGAGCTACAGAACCAAGAAGGATGCAGAGAGAAACGCAGCAATTGAGATATTGCAATACGCTGATTCAGGCACTCCGCTTGGGCAGATGGCGCTACTGAGCGCAATCACCAACACCACGGGCGAAGGTATGCAAGACATGCGGACACTGGCACGCATTCAGCAGATTCAGTCACTGGTGCAGCAGTCGCTACCTTTGCTGATGAATGGCTACCCACCTGAAAAGCTAGGCATCCGCTCTGAAGAAGAGCTGGCCATCATGCAAATCACTATTCAGCAGGTCATGCAGGCTCAGCAGCAGCAGAACCCACAAGCGCAAGCGATGGCAATGGAAGGGCAGGCCCGTATGCTTGAGGGTCAGGCGGCAATGGTTGATAAGCAGGTTGATATGTTCAACGCTGAAACCAAACGCTTTGAGGCCATACAGAAAGCTCAGAAGTCTGGAATGGATGTAAACAAGATGATGACTGAGATCGAAGGTCAGCAAATCAAGAACGCCACTGATCTTGCGAAACTTACCACAGGGGCTGCCCTACAATAGCAAGGGTGAAACCAACCAAAGACCGGCCACGTGCCGGTTTTTTCGTTTATAGGCAAAAGTTGCACTTGTCAATGATGTTGGCGTAAAATGTCATAAAGCCCCACGGTGCTTTACCGTGTTTACGTTACCACCTGACGGAGATTATCAAATGGGTGATTCTGGAACTATGACTGAAGACGAGCGCGAAATTGAGCAACCTACCGATTCTGTGGTGGATGAAGTAGAGGAAGGCGTTACACCACAAGACGCCGATACCGATCAAGATGAGTACGAGTTGACGGTTGATGCCGAGCCAGATACTGAAACGGCAAAAGATGAAACGGATTGGCGAGCAGTAGCTAAAGCGAAAGCCGATAAGTTTAAGAAGGCGCGTGAAGCCCGTGAAAAGGCAGAGCGTGAAAAAGCAGAGCTTGAGGAGCGTCTTGCAAAGCAGGAAGCTATGCTGCGTGAGCTGACAGCGAAGAAGAGACCGACGCTTTCTGACCATGACTATGATGAAGAGGCGTATGCCGCTGCATTGCTAGAGTGGAATCAGAGCCAGGTTTCGACCAAGCCAAAGCCAGCGCAACAGAATCAAGCGACAATCGATGAAAGCGTGCTAGAGGAACAGATTGAAAGTGCTGAACGTATGCGCTCTCAGTTGAAAACCTATGATGAATCAGAGAACAAGCTGAAGTCGAAAGTTACTGATGCTGGAGCTGATTTTGACCAGGTGTCTTATGGCATTGCTGAAATCTGCTCAACTTATGGTATTGATTACGCCACATCTGTTTTAGCGCTATCGGAAGTTCCGGGAGTGTTTGAAAAAGTGGCCGAAAGTGCTAAGGACGAGCGATCTGTTGTTCGTATCCTTCGCAAGGCTTCGCAAAAGGTTAAGATTCAGCCAAAGCGTAAAATCGAAACCAAACCAGAACCTCAAATATCTGGCGGCGGCGCTGTTAGTAGCCTTCAGGCGGAGTTTCAAAAAGCTGAGAAGCGATATAAAGAAACTGGTCGCCTTGAAGACTTTAAAGCAATGTCAGCAGCCAAAAAACGCTTAAAGGAAGGTAGCTAAAAATGGCTAATTCATTCGCAAAAGATAAGATGCACACACTGTTCGGAGAGGTAGCTGAAACCACCTCAATGAACATGACACTCTCGAAGGATATGGACGTGTATGATATGTCCGATGCTTCTGACATGGGTCGCACAACTGAGTCTGATGGCTCTGGTGCTGACATTGAATACATCCCTCAAGAATACCGCTTTACGGTTCAGGATGGTCATGTATCTTCAGGCTCTGATTTACAAAACCTGACAGACCGCATGATTCCAGTGCGCCGAAATAAGTCAAAGCGTATTCTGACGCAAATCAGCACAAAGGACCTGCGTGACCCGGCTCGCCTTGAGCGCGCGCGTAAGGGGATGGCTAAGGACATCGCGTACGCGGTCGATACCACCCTTTATCAGGAAATGATCAATAAGTCGTCTATCGTTGAAACCAGCGCGACTGACTTTGACTATGACCTGGCTATTGATGCTGAAACCACCATGCTTAACCGTGGCTTGAGTGCTTACGACAAGAAACTTTTCCTGTCTAACACTCACTACCGCAAAGTGGCAAAAGAGCTGGCAAACGCAAGCCGAGACGTTCGTGTTGACGATGCGCTGACTCGTGCGAAGATTCCGAATCTGGCAACGTTCGACACCATGCGTTCTGATTACCTGCTGACTCTGGCGGCGTCCACTGGTACTGGCCTCACGGTCAACGGTGACCAGTCGCACACTGTAAGCACGTATGACAGTGCTGGTAACTTCTACGAAGATAACCGTCAGATGACCCTGAACATTACAGGCGTTACTGCGGCGAACTTCCCGGTAGGTACCAAATTTACTATCGCTGGTATCAATGCGCTGAACCCGACTACTCGCACCGACAATGGTGAGTTGCAGACCTTTACAGTTCTGTCCTCTACCACTGGCTCTGCGGTAATCTCACCAGCCATCGTCACCACTGGCCGATACGCTAACTGCTCAGACATCGCTAACACAGGTAACGCTGTTACGGTTCTGAACATTGCAAGTAATGCGCCGTCTCTGTTCTACACTCCAGAGTCTACCGTGATTGTACCGGGCCGCCTGCCTGTCGCACCTGAAGCGAATAACGTTAATGTTATCGAAGCAGTGACCGACAACGGCCTGCCAATGCGCATGACTTACGAGTGGGACTTCCACAACGAAGTTCTGAACTGTAAGACTCTGATTTACTTTGATACCGTGGTACTCCAGCCTGACATGGTTGGTTGTATCCTCGACAATCAGGTGTAATTCAGTGGGGGCTTCGGCCCCCTTTTTACAAACTGAGGGTAATCTATGATTCATGTATTTAAGGCTGGTGGCGATTGGGTCGCTAAAGACGGTACGGCATACACTATTAAATCCATCAAGGAAGATAAAAAGAGTGAGTATCTTTCTAATGGCTGGGTGTCATCGCTATCAGAAGTAAAGACCGAAGTGGAAAGCACCGGTGTTGATGGTGGCGACTACGAGCGAGAAATTCGAGATAAGCTGAAATCCTACGGCATTAATCCTGGCGGTCGTGCTAAAATCGAGACAATGGAAAAGCAGCTTGCCGAAGCCGAAGCAAAAGCAGAATTAAACGTAACTGAATAGAGGAATCTGGAATGCGTTACATTATCCCATTGGTGAATGGTTCATACACAGAAGGCGATTCTGCAATCGTGACAGAAGGTACTCGTAATGATTCCAGTACTCATAAAATTATCGTAGCTGTAAATGGTGCGCCACAAGGCGGCAAGATTACCATTCAGTCTAAATCACCTGGCCGGTCAAATTGGTCAGAGGTTGATTATACAAATCTTTCTGAAGTCAGCCCTCAGACAATCGAGTACACAGGCGATATAAGCCAATATCGTTTTATTGTTCAAGGGGCTTCAGGTTCCGGTTCTGTAATTATCTCAGACACCGAAGAAGGCGAAGAAATTACACCGTTTGGACTGTTTGGAGCCACGATCGGCATGACGCCGGAAGAGATTGGTTTCTCACTGAGAGTTTCATACAACACTGCTGCGGGTTTAACTATACCCTCGTTCTTGTCTGCGAATGCGTCAGGCACTACCGTCAGCCTGTCGTGGACGAATCCCAGTTCAGCGTCCGATTTCAACGTATATCAGAACGGCGTTTTGCTTGGAACCGTAGTGGGCGGCACCACGTACTCGGTAGCGGGACTAGCAGAAACAACTTTGTATTCATATACCGTTCAGCCTATTGTGGATGGCTCGCCAGTTGTGACAGCCGAAAGTAATCTAGTGTCAGAGTTGACAGGAACGCAGAGTAGTTATGTTGAAACGTTCGTGGCATACGGCCAGCAGGCGTACCGCGCAAATAGTAACTCTTCGACAAGCAATAAGCAGCTTATGGCGCAAACCGTTTTTACGGTTGAGGAAACGCAGACTCATTTGCGACTGGCTTTTGATAATGCGTACTCGTACACCAGTAGCTCTGGAGATGCTGCGAAAACTCCGGCACCGGGAAGTGCGACAATATCGGCCTCTATCGTTGATGCATCCGGAAATTTCACCCGCGTTACCTTTTCCGGTTCTAATGACACCGTGGTTGCTGCGGGAGGGGCAGTGGTCTCTGATGAGGTTGAGCTGACCGCTCCTATTGCTCCAGGCTCAACTCATTTTGTCCGGGTTTACTATCGCTCGGCTGACGGCATCGTGTACGGTGATAAAGTCGCGGTTGGTGTCGGTAATACGATGGAGTTCAGCACGACCACAGTTACGGACAAGACAATGTCCGGGACGATTGTTGGTACTGATGGGTTCTGCTTCCCTCCATTTGCAATTATTGGCCGCCAGACCGGCTCCAAGCGGTCCGTGCTCTGCTTGGGTGACTCTATTTGCTGGGGCACAGGCGACCAAGAGGAGCGCGTTGACGCGGCTTACGGTATTATTTCCCGCAGTCTTTATGGGTTTAATCCTAACGTCATCATGGGGCGCCCCGGGGGCAGGGTTGAAAACTTCCTTGTGGACCGTAGCAATATCGGGATTGTTGATGATTATGTCGATGTTGTTATCAGCAACTTCGGAACTAACGACCTAAACAGTCGAACGGTTCAGCAGTTGTTTGATGACCTGACATCGCTTAGGAATTCTGCGGCGTATGCTGACAAGGATTTTTATATTCTCACACTAATCCCCAGAACTGATGCTGGAAATGTCCCGAATCTTGTGACTCCTAAAGTCGCTGACTTTAACTCACGACTTCGATCTGGTGAGTTCGATTCTGTATTTACAGGATATTTTGACGTTGCGGCTGTGCTTGAAGACCCGGCGGCTCCCGGTACATGGGATGATGAGACAGACACGAACGATTACATCCATCCAAACCAGCAGGGATACGACAAAGTCGCTGCATCTGGGGTGATAGTGTTATGACCACAGAAACCGAACAATACTTCTTAGAACGCGCCGCAGAGTCAGGCATTCCGACCACAACAGACGCGATTAAAAACGACATTCAGGCCGACGCAGACGACGCCGGCTTGACGTTTAATAACCCGTCAGAGTATTCGCCGTGGTGGAAATTCCTGACCGCCATCGCAGTCAACCCGGTCAATCAATTAATTCAGTTCGTCATAACGCACGTCATGCCGAATCTGTTTTTCAAAACCGCGACAGGCGATTACCTCGACATACTGGGCGAAGATAAAGATGAGAGCACAATTTATATTACAGCCGACTGGATAGAGAAAACCAAAGCACTGAAGCTGGCAGTCATACAAGACGCCAGCCTTAACTTAAAGAGGTTAAAATGACAACCAAGCAGACGATTATAGAACAGGCGCTGGACGATATATCATTTTCAGGCGACTATGATTCGTCTTTGCTTGCGCGCGGCTTGCGGACATTAGATCAAATGATGGCGGCATGGCTGAATGAAGGCATTGATATTGGATACCTTCAGGATGAGACTACGGCATTGACCGACGAGTCAGGGCTGCTGGTTCAATTCTTGAAAGTCGTCAGGATGAACTTAGCTTGTGAGCTTGCGGACCAATTAGACTTGTTTGTATCGCCTACCTACCGCCTGAACGCCGGTAACGCTTATAGGGCGCTGTTTAGCATTACGCCGCCGTCTACTGTCAGTAACCCGTTCATGCCGCTTGGTGCCGGTAATGCACGCGGAAGATGCGGTTCTGCTTATGCTCAGTATCAAGAGCTTGGTACTGATTACATCGAAGACCTGACCGACGACGCAGGCGTTTCTG